GTGGACGATGTTGGCCAACAGGGCCACCATAGTGATGATTTGGAGGATGATTGATAAGGCTTGTAGCTTCATCTCTCTTTCCTCCTAGTGCGGGGCAGGACCATCCTGCCCCCTCCGCACACTTAAGTTATGCACAAAAAGGTGCAATTGGGCAAGCATGAAGCGTGTCTATACTACAAAAATGTGCATTTTAGGGCGGGAAGCCCACCCATCCACAACCAGACGGGAAGTCACTATGGCGCTCACTGCAAAGCAGGAGCGTTTCGTTGCGGAATACCTCATTGACCTGAACGCTACTCAGGCGGCCACCAGGGCAGGATACAGTGCTAAGACCGCACATTCGGTCGGGCATGAGAACCTGAAGAAACCTGAAATCGCGCACGCGATCCAAGAGGCCAAGGCGAAACGCTCCGATAGGACGGAAATTACACAAGACCGGGTTCTTCAAGAGCTGGCCCGTATTGGTTTCGCTGATATCCGCAAGGCCGTAGCCTGGGGAAGCGCTCCTGACGGCGCGATTGATGATGAGGGGAGCCCGGCGCAATACCCGGTCGAGCTGAAGCCTAGTACAGAAGTTGACGACGAAACAGCGGCGGCTATTTCCGAGGTGGCGCTGACGCAGAATGGCGTGAAGCTGAAGATGCACGACAAGCTGTCTGCCCTCGATAAGCTTGCCCGCCATCTTGGCATTCTGAATGGCTCCGGGGCCGGGGAGGATGACGCCCCAAGCCTGACAATCAATATCAACGCTAAAGATCCGGTTGGTGACGTACGTGTCACACGATCTGACAGTTAGCGCGCCGCAGGGTGTTTTCCTAAGCGGCCTCAACACCAAGTTTCGCGCCTACGTTGGCGGGTTCGGGTCCGGCAAGACCTATGTTGGCTGTTTGGACCTAGGGCTTTTCGCAGGCAAGCATACGAAATCGACGCAAGGATATTTTGCCCCTACCTATCGGGACATCCGGGATACGTTCTGGCCGACCATGGATGAGGCCGCGTTCTCGCTGGGATTCACAACCAAGATCAAGACCAGTGACAAAGAGGTTGAGCTGTACCGTGGGCGCAGCTGCTACGGCACTATCATCTGCCGGTCGATGGATGACCCTGGCGGGATTGTTGGCTTCAAGATTGCCCGCGCATTGGTCGATGAGATCGATATCCTCAGCAAGGACAAGGCTCAGGCCGCATGGCGAAAGATCATCGCCCGGATGCGCTTGGTTATACCGGGCGTCGTCAACAGTATCGGCGTCACCACAACGCCTGAGGGGTTCCGATTCGTCTATGACACGTTCAAGCGCGAACCCAAAAGCAACTATTCGATGGTGCAAGCAAGCACCTATGAGAACGCGGACTTTCTTCCGCCGGATTACATTTCTTCGCTTCTAGAGGACTACCCCGACGAGCTTATCAAAGCCTACCTGATGGGCGAGTTCGTCAACCTGACCTCGGGCACGGTTTACCGCAGCTACGACAGGCAACGCCACGCATCAACAGAGCGCATTCAGCCGCGTGAGCCTCTGCACATGGGGCAGGATTTCAACGTCGGCAACATGGCTTCCGTTGTGTTCGTCCAGCGAGGTGACGTTTGGCACGCTGTCGATGAACTGCAAGGACTGCAAGACACACCGCATCTGATCCAAGTCCTCTCGGATCGGTATGATGGGCATCACATCACGATTTACCCCGACGCCAGCGGGGGCAGCCGCAAGACGGTCAACGCATCCACCTCTGACATTGCGCTGTTGCGCAGGGCTGGGCACTCCATCAGGGCGCCGGAAAGTAACCCGCCGGTGAAGAATCGCATTCTTGCGGTCAACACGGCATTTGAGAAAGGCAAGCTGTTCGTAAACGCTTTGCGCTGCAAGGCCTATGCGGAAGCGCTGGAACAGCAGGCATACGACAAGAACGGCGAGCCCGACAAATCGGGCGGCCACGACCACCACCCAGACGCGGGCGGGTACTTCGTCCATCAGAAGATGCCGGTTGTTAAGCCGACATTCAGCCGCCAGGAGCTTCGACTTTGAGCAACACCGTCGCACAACGCTCTGAGGCATCCGCTGCAATGGTAAGCGCTGCTGCCAAGGGCCGAACCCTGATGGGTGGCACGAAGGCCATGCGAGGCGCGGCCAAGACATATCTGCCCCAATTCGAGGCAGAGAGCGACAAGGCTTACAAGGCGCGTCTCGACAGCTCGTGGCTATTCAACGGCTACAAGAAAACCGTTCGCGACATGACCGGCCGAGTTTTCGAGAAGCCCGTTGAACTGGGCGAAGATACGCCAGATGCTATCAAGGGCTGGGCGCAAGACGTTGACATGGCAGGGCGCGACCTGAGCGCATTCGCAAAGGACGTTTTCGAGAAGGGCTTTGACGCTGGCGTGAGCTACATCATGGTTGATGCGCCGCGCCGGGATGTTGACGTGACGATTAACCAGGCAAGAGCGCAAAACCTGCGCCCATTCCTAGTTCACTTGAAGGTTGAGGACGTTCTGGGCTGGAAATCTGAGAGCGTCGATAACGTGACCCGCCTGACCATGCTGCGGATCTCAGAGACGATCAGCGAGCCTGACCCGAAGGATGAATTCAGCGAATTGCCCGTTGCGCAGGTGCGCGTTCTGGATCTGCCGACGATTGACGGTGTGCGAGCATCCAATGTGCGCGTGCGTATCTATCAGGAGTTGGCGAACACCGGCTGGACGCTGGTTGAAGAATACACGACGCAGGCCGAGGAAATCACGGTTGTGCCGTTCTATGCCGCGCGTACAGGGTTCTTTACGGGCGAGCCTGTACTGGATGACCTTGCAGACGTGAATATTGCCCACTGGCAGAGCCAGAGTGACCAGCGCAACATTCTGCATTTTGCCCGCGTTCCGTTTATCTTTGGCGCAGGTTATGACGACGACAACGGAAACCGCCCGCTTAAGTTTTCTGCGGGCATGGCTGTTTCGACCCTCGACCCGAACGCAAAGCTGAGCTGGGTTGAGCATTCAGGTGCCTCGATTGGCGCAGGCCGCCAGGACCTCAAAGACCTTGAGTTCCAAATGGAGACTTTTGGGCTGCAGCTGCTCGCCGCACGGGCGCAGTCCGCTACGGGTGAGGCGCTGGACGCTGTAAAGGAGACAAGCCAGCTCGCCATGATGGCTGACAACCTGAAAGACGCGCTTGAACAGGCGCTGTTCTGGATGGCGGATTATGGAGGAGAAAGCGCTGCGCCTTCCGTCGTGGTCAACAAAGACTTCGGCGTCTCCATGCTGACCCCGCAAGAGCTTACCGTGATGCTGACGGCGGTGAACACTGGCAATATGCCGCGCCGCACCTTCGTAGAAGAGATGAAGCGCCGCGGGTTTGTCTCTGGCGACACCGACACCGACGCATACCTGGACGAGCTGGACGAAGAAGACCCAGGCCTAGACGATGGCGGTGAATGATAAAATTCTGGATGACCTGACACGTCACCAAGTCTATATTCAGCGGTTCAGCAATTCGACCGTCCGCAAGGTTCTGTCGGTTCTTCGTCGATCAGACGCCCGGATCGTTGAACGGCTGCTGCGGAACGACCTCACTGCGCTGTCACGTCGCCGCCAAGAGCGGCTGCTGACCGAGATGCGCCGGAACATCGAAAGCGCATTCGAAGACGCCACAGGGGCGCTGCATCTCGAATTGGAGGGGCTTGCCGCCTACGAGGGCGAATATCAACTGGACATGTTCCGCCGGGTTCTGCCGGTGGCTCTGGACACCGTGACGCCGAGCGCGGAACAGATTATGGCTGCGGTCAACGGTCGCCCGTTTCAAGGCCGGTTGTTGCGTGAAGTGTATCAAGATCTGCCGCGCACAACTTTTCGACGGCTGCGCGAAACAATCCGCGCCGGGATCATTGAAGGGCGCACAACCGACGAGATCGTCCGGGACATTCGCGGGCGTAAATCGCAAGGGTTCAAGGACGGGGTTCTGGGCCGCGGGCGCCGCGACACAGAGGCGGTTGTCCGCACCGCAGTAAACCACACCGCCAACACCGCGCGGGAATACACTTACGAGCGCAACGACGATCTCGTGAAGGGCGTGCGCTGGAACTCCACGCTGGACAGCCGCACATCCAGTGTATGCCGCGCGCGTGACGGCAAGATATACGAGCCGGGCAAGGGGCCTCGACCTCCTGCGCATTTCAATTGTCGTAGCTCCACAAGCCCCGTCATCAAGTCATGGCGTGAACTTGGCATAGACTTGGACGAAGCGCCGGAAGGCACTAGGGCTAGTATGAATGGGCAGGTTCCTGCAGATCAGGATTATGACACCTGGTTAAGAAAGCAGCCGAGGGAGTTTCAAAACGAGGTTCTGGGCCCGGCAAGGGCGAAGTTATTTCGGTCTGGCATGAAGGTTGACCGGTTTGTCGACCGGAAAGGTAGAGAGCTAACGCTTGATCAGATCAGGAGCCAAGAGAAGCCGAGATCGCCAAAGGCAAAAGTGGTGCCAAAAAAGAAACGCGAGCTTTCCTACAAGAAGTTCAAAGGCGTCCAAAGCCTCGCGCAAGCTCAAGACGAGATCGAAAGTAAAGGAATTGCTGCTGTTTCAGCCCTCAAGGGTGTAACACTGCGCGGCCTCAACATCATCATTTCGGCTTCCATGGAAGCCAAAGAGCGCTTTAATCTGGGTCGGCTGGACTTCATCGGTCCGTTCTCGCGCGACAATCGGTATCGTTATCCAAAGGTGCAGAATGCAAACGCCGCGGTTTCACCCGAGGCCAAGGCTATGCATATCCCGGTCAAATTTGGGGAAATGGCGGAAGCGCAAAGGCAGATCGACCTAAAGAAGGCTCGCGCGTCGAAATTTGAAGATGAGCGATTTTCTGAACTGCATCGAAGCAGCGACATTCCTGATGAAGTTCGCCGCCGCGTTGAAAAAATGGCACCGGGTGATTATACTTGGTCTATTACCGCCGAGACTGCCGAAGCAGAACGGGCTAAAACGATCTTTCACGAGTATGGGCATGTTTTGCACCTGATCGAGAAAGAGCCGGGCAGGAAGATTAACGCGTTCCTTGCGGCAGATCGGCCCCTAAGCCAAGGCTGGCAACTGCTTGTTAGCAAATATGCAGGCGCCAACGATTATGAGTATATCGCGGAGACTTTCGCGATATACATGACTAGACCTGTAAGCGAGCACTATCGGATTCACCCGAACTTGCTAGCCATCTATCGGGAGCTGGATGTTGAGTATGACGCTTGACAAAGCCATGCAGGAGATCAGGGAAGCAGATCCCGGCCAGGTGGTCGAGGTCGCCGAAAGTTGTGTATCAAGGCTATCGAATGAAGATCGTGAGATTGCGGGCGATGACCTTATAAATACTGCTATTCTTCGCTCTCTCATCGAGGGTACTGCGGATGAATAAGACCGGTCTCAGTTTAGTTGTCGATCGCAAGGAAAAGCCCAAACGGGTTTATGCAGGCGAGCCCATTGAATGCCCAACCTGCGGAAGCCGCGATCTGATTGAAACATTCTCGCCCACACTCAAGAACGGGCGGGTTGTGAAGGGCAAGGCAACTGGCTTTGCCTGCATTCATTGCCAGAAGAAAGTCTGGCCGTAACAGCGGGCGGGATGCCCGCGCCATAGCGGGACGCTAAATCATGAAAATTGAAGTTGCTGACGCAGCCGCCCTTCCGGGTTGGCTGCAAAATCACGTGTCTGAAGGGCATCTGGATCTGGCTGCAATCCCTGAGCCCGAAGACGTGACCGGCCTCAAGTCCGCATTGCAGAAAGAGCGCGGCAACAACGCTGCGTGGTCCAAATTCGGCACGCCTGATGAGGTGGAAAGCCGCATTGCGGATCTGGAAAAGCAAGCGCGCGGCACCGGCAAGGACGCGGAAGAGGCGCAGGCCAAAATGGACGCTATCAAGGCCGACTATGAAGGCAAGCTGAGCGCCAAGGACGCAAAGATTGACAAGCTGATGCGCGGCAACGCCACGGCGACCATGAAAGCTGAGCTGTCAAAGGCCGGGTTCATTCCTGAGGCGGTGGATATGGCAGCCACCCAGGCGATGAGCCGCGTCCAGTTTGATGACGAGGGCGGCGCCAAGGTTATGACCGCCGATGGAAAGCCAATGATCGGCAACGGCCCTGACCACGGGGCGACGTTGGCCGATCTCGCACAAGAATTCGCCACCTCTATGCCGTTCGCGGTGCGTGATGGTGGAAAAGGGGGCGGCGGGAAGCAGCCCGGAAGCAACGGCGGGACGCCAACCAAAAAATGGGGCGAAATGACCTCTGGCGAGAAGGTCCGGCTCCATCGTGAAAACCCCGAGGAATACGAGCGCGTCAAAGCCGCAGGCTAACCGCTCCCTCTATCCAAAAGGATTGATCTAATGGCTGATGTACGCCTTTCCGACATTATCGACGTGACCGTCTATCAAGACCTCGCGCCGGTGAATTCCCCCGAAAAAACCGCATTTTATGAAAGTGGCGTTGTGGTTCGTGACCCCGTACTGGATGCCTTGGCGGCATCTGAAGGGAAAATCTCCGAGCTGCCTTTCTGGAACGATCTGGATGCAGAAAGCGAGCCGAACTACTCGAATGACAATCCCGCAGACGAGGCGGCCCCCGAAAAGGTCGACCAAGGCGAGCAGATCGCGCGCAAAGCTTTTGTGAATAAGGGCTACTCGGCCATGGATCTGGCGCGGGAAGTTGCGATGGGCGACGACGCACTGCAGCATATCCGTAACCGCTTCGGCACCTACTGGATGCGCCAAAGTCAGCGCCGCTTGATCGCTGGCTCCCGCGGTGTTTTTGCCGACAACGTTGCTAACGATAGCGGGGACATGGTGCATGACATCGCCGCTGATGCTGTAGCGTCTCAGTCGGCCGCAACTCGTTGGTCTCAGTCGGCATTTATCGAAGCAGCATTCACCATGGGCGACATGGTTGATGGCGTTACCGCAATTGGCGTCCACTCCACTGTCGCAAAGCAAATCACTGAGCAGAACGGCGCAGAGGATGTGCGCGACAGCGATGGCAACCTGCTTTATCGCACCTACCTCGGGCGCCGCATTATCGTTGATGACGGCCTTCCGGCCATCGCGGGCGCCACGGATGGCGTCAAGTACATGTCGGTTCTGTTCGGACCTGGCGCTTTCGGATGGGGTGAGGCATTGCCAACTGTTCCGTTTGAGGTCGAGCGCAGTGCGCGTTCCGGCAACGGCGGCGGTCAGGAGGAGCTGTGGGAACGTAAGACGTGGCTACTGCACCCTGCGGGGTTCCAGCAGACCGGCACACCTTCTGGTGAAAGCTTCACACTTGCCGAATTGGCAGGCGCTGCTGCTTGGGATCGTGTTGTTCCCCGTAAGAACGTGCCCTTGGCATTCCTTTGGACAAACTGATTTTTGGTGCAGGGCTGGTCTTCCGGCCCTCATCCAAAGATCAGCAGGAGTTCCCGAAATGACCGACAAGAACAAAGACGGGTTTTTGCCCGGACAAGACCTGACCTTTGAAGACCTGATGAAGATGCGCGCAAAGCCGGTACGCAGACTTCCCACGCGCGAGGAGGTCTTGGAAATGGATAAGCCCGAAGTTCTCGAGTGGCTAGAGGCGCATGGCGTTGAAAGCCCCGAAGGCGACGTTCGCAAGCTGCGCAAAACCCTGAACTCGGTGCTGTACGTTGGAGATGGTGAATGACCGACAACCTTGAGAGCGGGAAAGGCGGCAAGGCTGTGACCAATGACACTCCGTTCCCAAAGGCGCGGGGCCTCTGGGTTGGCGGTACGGGCGATGTGGTCGTTCGTTTTCCTGATGAATCAACCGCAACATTCTACAACGTCACTGGCTTCTTGCCTGTGGAGGCGATTGAAGTTCTTGGAGCTTCGACCGCAACTAACATCACGGCCATTTTGTAATGCCCCTGACGGTCGAAGATGCCTCTGGGCTTGAAGCCGCGGACAGCTATGTGACGCTGGCACACTATCAATCTTACGCGGCCGCTCGGGGTTGGGGGGCGGCCGACGAAAGCCAAGATGAAATTAATCTGCGCAAGGCGTTCGACGCGCTAAACCGCCTGTGGTCCTTCACCGGGGAAAAGGTGACCGAGGCGCAGGCCGGGGCTTTCCCGCGCACAGATCGCGACGGCGTTCCGACTGACGTAAAGCTCGCGCAGATCGAATTGGCGCACCGCATCGCTGGCGGGCTTGACCCTTTCGCTACTCAAGAGCAATCGGTCACACGTTCCAAGCGCAAAGTCGGACCAATTGAGACAGAAACCGAAACCCTGCCGACAGGTTCGCCACGTCTGGTTGCGGTTGAGGCGCTACTCGGTCCCTTTCTCGCTGCCGGGGCGGGGCAAATCAGATTGGTACGCGGATGAGCTTCTACGACGACGCAGCCGCGGACGCCTTAGCCGTTCTCGCGGAACTTGGGCAGCTGGGCACCGTGACGCGCGTTACGCGCACAGGTGGCGGCCCCTCGGACCCTACAGGCGGAATCGTGGACCTCGCGCACTACGCGGCGCAAATGGCAGTCTTCCCGGTCTCTGACAGCCGAATTGATGGAACCAACATCCTGGCGGGTGACTTTCAGTGCATCGTTGGCCGAGCGCCTATCGAAATCACGGCAAACGACACCATCACCTGCAGCGAGGGTGAAGACATGAAAATCACGAAACTTGGGAAAATCGCCCCTGCGGGGGTGACCGTGGCTTATGATATGGTGATCCGTGGGTAACTTCGCCGCTGACCTTTCCCGTTTTGCTGATGGGACCGAGAAGAGGATGGATCTGTTGGTCCGCAAGATCGGCCTTGAGCTGTTTTCTCGCGTTATCCTGAACACGCCCGTTGATAGCGGGCGCGCGCGCGCGAACTGGCAGGTTCAAATTGGTTCTGTACCATCGGGGACGCTGGAGCTTGAAGACAGGTCCGGCGCCGCAACGATAAACACAGCAACCGCCGCAGCCGCAGGGCTCCAAGCGGGCGACGTGATCTATCTGGTCAACAACTTGCCATACATCCAGAAGCTGGAGGATGGCAGCTCGAAACAGGCCCCGGCGGGCATGGTTGGGCTTGCGGTTCAGGACTTCCAGAACATCGCCCGACAAGTGGGTTTTGAATTGGTGTTGCTATGAGCGTGGACGCAAGCCTCTATGCCGCCCTCATGGCGCGCGTCGAGGAAATCACTGACTATCCCATTCTGTGGCCACAGCGGGGCGGTGATGCGCCCCCTGTCGAGCATATCCGGGTTTCTTTCCTACCGAACGACAACCTGCCGGTTGATCTGTGCAGCAACAATTTCCACCGCCGCGGCTTTCTCTACCTGACCCTCGTTTCTCCGCTCGGAGAATATGAAGTGGTCACCCGCCGGAAAGCTGGCGAAATCGCGGCACTCTTCCCGCGCGCCTTGGATCTGGCCCGCGACGGCGTAACCGTCACTATCGTTGGTCACAGCATCCGGCAGGGCCGCGAGTATGACGGCATGTGGCAGACGCCCATTCGCATCGAGTACCGGGCCTAGCCCGAAACTGGACCCCACCGCCTGCGGGTTAATGCGGGCTTTCTGAACATCAAACTCAACGCCCCGTGAGCGGGGTCTATTCCTATGGAGAAACATCATGGCACAGAACCATCTTGGCCGCCTGCTGTTCGTCGCTAAGGGCGTTCCAGACACCAACGACGCAGCGGGCTTTAAAGCCCTGACCTGGGTTCAGGTCAAAGGCAATGAAGGCTACCCTATGCCGGGCAAAACTCACGCCGAGAACTCAGCCAGCAATCTCAGCACCGGCGAGGCCGAGTTCTCCAAGGGCATTGCCAGCTTCCGCGAGACCACTTTCGGCATGATCGAGCCCGCCACAGGCGCGGACGCAGGCCAAACGCTCTGCGAAACCATCGCCGACGATGATCAGGGCCTTGGCTCCGTCATGATTGTTGATCCCTCGGGCTCAGTGGATGAGGACGGCTACCGCGCGCCGGTCACTGGCGACGGTGTGATCTACATGCAGGGCATTTTCCGCTCCTACGAACCAAACGAGGCCAGCGAAAACTCGCACCGTGGCGCGTCCGTGACCTTCCGCCAGAACAAACAAAAGGTCGAAGCGACCTATCCCTAATTCGCTCTGATGAGCGGATGCTGGGCCGGTGGGAGTTGGTTTCACCCGCTGGCCCATTTTGAAACCAGAAGCCAAAGGAAAACGCAAAAATGAGCTTTGCACATATCAACCCACGCGCCGATGCAGAGGCAGGCGCCACCTACCACGTCGAATATGAAGGCGAGAAACAGTACCACGA